TATTCCGCGTTCCTGTGAGCCTTCTAGGGCATCCTGTGGCAGGGGCAATGTCATTTGCTTCGGTTGAGGCGCAAAACCTCTCATTCGTCCAACATAGCCTTCGTCCACTACTTGAGCGCCTAGAGCAGAGCCTTTCGGCATTGCTTCCTGAATCGGATGGCTTCATCAAGTTCAATCTTGATGCGCTACTTCGTGGCACAACACTTGAGCGTTATGAGGCCTACACCAAAGGCCTTCGTGAGGGCTTCCTGTCTTTGAATGATGTTCGAGCAGTTGAAGACCTCTCGCCAATCGGTGAGGCAGGCGACCAATTCCGCGTTCCATTACAGAACATTGATGCCGCCGATGCCAAGGATGTTGGACTCAATCTACGAGCTGACATTGTGAGCAAGTTGGTTCAAGTTGGCTTTGATCCTGAAGAAGTCCTCAAGGCGGTTGAAATGGTGCCTATCGCGCACACAGGCGTTCCAAGTTCGCAGTTGCAACCAATTGCGCAAATTGATCCTACTGACCCAACTGCTGCCTATGATGTCCGAGAGGCTCGCAATAATGGAACTGTCGTCAATGTTCCTGAGCCTGTCGTCAATGTCGCTGCGCCAAATGTCAATGTCGAACCTGCAATGGTGATGCTTGAGTCACCTGAAGTTCGTGTTGAGGCACCGACTGTCAATGTTGAGGCGCCAAAGATTGAAGTCACAAATCAGATTGACCGCCGCAAGGTTCGCAAGAAGGTCATCCGTGACGAGGTAGGTCGAATCTCAGAAGTCATTGAAGAGTTCATTGAGGGAGATGAGTAATGGCAACAGGATTGAGTTCATACTTAGCAAACAAATTCCTTGATGCAGTCGGAAATGGCACTGCCTATTCTGCGGCGAATGTCTATATCAAACTCCACACGGGCGACCCTGGGGCGAATGGAACTGCCAATGCTGCGACTGAAACAACTCGTAAAGAGGTCACATTTGCTGCTGCTTCAAGTGGCGCGATTGCCTCTGATGCTGCTGTCACGTGGACGAATATCGCTGGCACTGAAGATGCTACTTATTTCACTGCTTGGGATAATGCTTCTGCTGGCAATTTCCTATTCAGTGGCACTATTACTGGCAACGCTTATGTTGCAGGTGATACTTACACCATCCCAAGTGGTTCTCTCACAGCATCCTTAACTTTGGCTTCTTAGAATGCCATCACAATTCGTTCTTGATGAAGGCATATTAGGCACCGACCTTCTAGGCCCTGTCGTCATCGTTTCTGCTCTCGCAGAATTTGGTGGCCTACCATCAAGCGCAAATTCATTAGTAACGCACTCCGTTACTATGTCAGCATCACTTGGAACTTTATCTGCAACAGCTCGCGCAGCAGATAATGTTGAAGCAATTGCAGATGCACCTCTTGGAAGTTTGCAGGCAAGTGCAAATACAATTCCTGTCACGCCGATTGTTGGTGGCGGTGGCGGAATGCCAAACTTTGTTCAACCAAACTTTCCACAGCCTGAAACAAAGCAAGAAGTTCAAGTTTCAACAATTATTGCGGACGCAGTTGCAAATCTTGGAATGGTGAAATCAACCGCAGTTGCCGAGATAGCGTTCTCAATACTTGAAGACGATGCAGAAGTTCTGCTTCTGATTTAGGAAAAAAAATGCCATATTACATTTCAGACAAACAAAGCGATTGTCAAGATTGGGCCACAGTCAAAGAAGAATCAGATGGCTCTTATACGACAATCGGTTGCCATACAAGCAAACAAGATGCAATTGATCAGATGGTGGCAGTTTCAATTTCTGAAGATATGGAACCAGGCGGAGAAATCCGACAGGTAGATTTGAGCGTTCCACAATTCATCCGCGACAATGCAGCACGCGGCTTGAAGTATGTGAGCGAAGGTTTTGGGGGAGATGGCTTGACCGATGCCACTAAGCGTGAAGCACGCGAAATGGCGGCGGGAAGAATTACAGAAAACAAAGTTCGCAAAATGGCACCTTGGTTTGCTCGTCATAAAGTTGACGGCCAAGCGCCAAAAAACAAAGACTCATCGAATCCACAATATCCAGGCGCAGGATTGGTTGCTTGGTTGTTATGGGGCGGAGATTCTGACTTTAGTGACAGAGCGCAAAATTGGGCGCAACGCAAGATTGATGCCCTTAATGCCGAGGCCGATTCAAGGAGCAAAATGGCAAAGAAAATCGAACGCCGCACTTACACTGTGCGCGATGTGGAAGCCCGCGCAGATGGCGAAGGAATGCGCCTTGCCGGATACGCAGCAGTTTTCAATGACTCAAGCGTTCCCCTACCATTCAAGGAAAGCATTGCCCCTGGCGCTTTTCGCAAGACTTTGAGCGAGACTCCTGATGTGCGACTTCTCATCAATCACGAGGGTCTGCCATTAGCTCGAACCAAAAATGGCACCTTGAAACTTGAAGAAGATGATCGCGGTTTGCGGTTTGAAGCAGACCTCGCAGACACTCAAGAGGGTCGTGATATTTATGAACTCGTCAAGCGCGGAGATGTTGACCAAATGTCTTTCGCCTTCCGCGTCATTCGTCAAAAGTGGAATGATGACAGAAGCCGTCGAGTTCTTACCGAGGTTTCATTGGCAGATGGCGATGTTTCAGTTGTCACTTATCCTGCCTACCCAACAACGACAGTGCAGGCTCGTGAGCAATTAAGAGCCGCAATAGACGCCGTCAAAGAAGGCCGCGAAGTCACAGGCGATTCACTCATTGCCTTACAGAGCATTTTCTCAGACCTTTCAGAAGGTCACGAATACATTATGCGTGCGGTGGAAGTTATGGCACAAATGGTGGGCGACAACAATGAAGTTGATGAAGAAGACGAAGAAGAATATGCTCGTGCAGTTGATGTCGTCGGCGACTTCGTAGAATGGGATTCATCGGGCGGAACTGCTCGCGGTCGCATTGAACATGTGATGCGTGAAGGTGTGCTTGGTATTCCAAATTCAGACTTCTCAATCACCGCCGAAGAAGGCGATCCTGCAATTCTGATTCGTGTTTATCGTGAACTCCGTGATGGATGGGTTGAAACTGAAACCCTTGTTGGTCACAAAGCATCAGAACTTCGTGCAATTGACCCACTACCATCGCCAACCGAAGAAGAAGGTCGCAAGATTTCTCTTCGTCTAGCAAAAGCAATCGTAAGCGCAACAAAATAGTTTTCTGCTCAATCGAGCAGATTGAAGTCGGAGCGAACCTCACACCCTTGAAGCGCCGTGAGCATCTTCGCCACCACCTCGCAACCCAACTCACAAGGAGCAAAACTCAATGTCATATTTTGACAAGGTAGTCGAGCGCCGTGATGCAGTGAAGGCAGAAATGGATGCAGTTCTCGAAGCAGTAGCAGCAGAGAGCCGCACCGATCTAACCGCAGAGGAAACCGCAAAGGTTGATGCTCTAGTCGCTGAATCCCGTTCTCTCGATGAGAAAATTGAAAAACTCACTGCTCAGGCAGATGCAGACCGCAAGGCTGCTGAAGCACGCGCAGCAGTAGCAGACATCGCCACCCCAAAGGTCGGCGGTTTCAAAGTAACACGCGAATCACGCACCTACGCACCAGAATCAGATTCTTCCTTCTTCAAGGATGCTTACAACGCACAGTTCAAATCTGATTATGCTGCGCAGGAGCGTCTAGCTCGTCACCAACGCGAAGAATCAATTGAGCGCCGCGATGTCGGAACTGCTCAGTTCGATGGTCTTGTGATTCCACAATACCTCGTTGATCTCGCAGCACCTTTGGCTCGTGCAGGTCGCCCATTTGCAGACTTCGTCACAAACAAGATGACCTTGCCTCCTTCTGGTATGACTCTGAACATTAGCCGCATGACGACTGGTTCCTCAACGGCCGTTCAAGTCACACAGAACGATGCAGTCAGCGAAACAGATGTTGACGACACCCTCTTGACTATCAATGTCAGAACCATTGCCGGTCAGCAAGACCTATCCCGTCAAGCGATTGAGCGCGGAACAGGAATTGACACATTCGTTGCTCAAGACCTCATCCGTTCATGGCACACAACTCTTGACTCACAAATCCTCAATGGAACAGGCAGCGCAGGACAGATTCTTGGCCTTCGCGCTTCAGGTGGAAACGCAATCACCTTCACCTCAACTGCTCCAACAGTTGCATTGCTTTATCCGAAACTCGCTGATGCAATTCAGCAGATTCAGACAAACGCATTTGTCAACCCAACTCACTTCGTGATGCACCCACGCCGCCTTGCATTCTTGCTTGCTGCGGTTGATTCAACAAACCGCCCACTCGTTGTTCCTGCCGCTAATGGCCCAACCAACGCTGCTGGTGTCGGAAATGGTGGCGCTGCTTACGGAAACTCTGGCTATCAGATGATGGGTCTTCCAATTGTGACCGATGCAAACATCGGAACAACCTACGGAACCACAACAAATCAAGATGAAATCTATGTTGTGACCGCAGGCGAATCTCACCTTTGGGAGCAACCAGGTTCTCCATTCACACTTCGCTACGACGCGACAGGTGCAGGAAACCTCACCATCAAGACAGTCGTTTATGGTTACGCTGCTTATACCGCAGGACGTTACCCAACAGCCGCTTCCATCATTTCAGGAACAGGCTTATCAGCACCAACCTTCTAGTTTGAACTAGAAGTCAAGATTGTGCAGAGGCGGATGAGGCCCCCCGACTCATTCGTCTCTGCACTTCCTAAAGTTCGGGGGAACTATGAAAACAGGTCACAAAGTTTCAATCGGGTCTTGCGATCCTGGCATGGTCAATGGCGGGTTCGCATATCATTTGATTCAACTCGCATCAGCTCGCACATCAAAGCTCGGCCCATTTGTTCGCATTAAAGGTTCAGGTCTTCTCTCAAAGCAACGCAATCGAGTAGTCAAGCAATTCTTAGAAATGACTGATTCTGATTGGCTTTTGATGATTGATTCTGATGAGCAATTGGATGTTCGTACATTTGATTTATTGTGTGACACCGCACACGACAAAGAACGCCCTGTTGTTGCAGGTTTAGTTTTTGCAGGTTTCGGTGTTGTTGGTAAGCCTTATCCAAAACCCGTTCCAGCGATTTTTCAAGACACACCAAATGGATTTCTTCCGCTTTACAAATACGACAAGAACGCAGTCTTTGAGATAGATGCCGCAGGCACAGGTTGTTTGATGGTGCATCGCAGCGTTCTTGAAGCAATGAGAGACGCAGCCGACCCAAATCAAGGCAAGGATTGGTGTTGGTTTTGGGATGGCCCTGTCAATGGCGAATGGATAGGTGAAGACCTACTCTTCTGTCGTCGAATTAAATCACTAGGCTTCCCGATTCATGTGAACACGGCAGCCATCTTGCCTCACTCAAAGAATTATTGGCTCAAAGAGGAACATCACGACTCATGGCGCGATTGAAGCGAAAAGAGAGCGCAACGGCTCTTCCAAAATTAGAACGCGCAGTTCAATCCAAACCGAAGAAGAGGAAAACAAGTGGCAATCACCAACGGCTACGCGACACTCGCGGAACTCAAGGCATCGCTGGCAATAACTGACACAAGCGACGATGCTTTGCTTGAATTGTCAATAACTTCCACGAGCAGAATGATTGACGACTACACTGGTCGCTTCTTCTATGCTGACGGAACATCAGGCAGTCCTGTCACGAGATATTACACAGCGCAAAATCCTTGGAGTCTTGCTGTTGATGATTTTGTTTCAATTTCACAAATTGCCACCGACGACAATTTCAATCAAACTTGGTCAACTGTATGGTCAACTTCTGACTTTATGACAGAGCCAATCAATAATCCTCGACGCGGTTGGCCTTACACTCGGATTCTTGCAACAGGCGCTTATGTTTTTCCATATTACTTGCCACAGGCAGTCAAGGTCACAGGCGTTTGGGGATGGTCGGCACTTCCATCAGAAGTCAATCAAGCCTGTTTGATTCAATCTTCGCGCCTCTTTATTCGTAAGCAATCGCCATTTGGGATTGCAGGAACTCCTGAACTTGGAACAGTCAGGTTGTCTTCACGACTCGATCCTGATGTTGAGGCTTTATTGCGCCCAATTAAGAGAAACAATGGTTTGGCAGTATGAACCCAAGCACAGTGCGTGATCGCCTCAAAAGCGCCCTTCAGACAATTACAGGTCTGCGTGCTTATGACCTCATTCCTGACACCATCGTTCCACCTGCCGCAGTTGTCGGCCAATTAGATTTCACATTCGACATCGACAATGCTCGTGGTCTTGACCAAGCACAAGTTGATGTGGTTGTGATTGTGCAACGCTTTTCAGAACGCTCAGGACAAGACAAGTTGGATGCCTACCTCTCAGGGTCAGGCGCTAGCTCAATCAAGGCCGCGCTTGAAAGTGATCGCACTTTGTCGGGAGCAGTGAACACTTTGCGTGTCACAGGAGCCGAAGCAGGCACCTATGACTCACAAGGGGTTACATTTCTTTCATATAGATACAGACTCACGCTCTGGGGATAGGAGAAGACATGACTTACAAAGTCATCTCAGACCGCGAGGTCTGTGGAAAAAAGCAAGGTGAGATTCTTACCTTGAAAGAACTAGAAGATGCAGGCGCAAACATTGATGCTCTCATTGTTGGTGGCCACATCGAAGCAAATCAACCAACAATCAAACCGGCACAAGAAGGAGCCAAGAAATAATGGCACGCATCGTTCTAACCAATGCCTATGTCACCATCAATTCTGTCGATGTTAGTGACCATCTGGCATCAGTAAGTCTCAATTCATCAATTGATGTTGTTGAGACAACAGCATTCGGAACTTCAGGCGCACGTTCACGCATCGGAGGTCTTGCAGATAACTCAATCACCCTTGAATTTCATCAGGACTACGCTTCAGGTTCAATTGAAGCGACTGTCTATCCGCTACTCGGCACCACAACCACAGTTGTTGTGAAGCCTAATGGTGGAACAACAAGCGCAACAAATCCGTCGTATACCTGCACCGCGCTTGTCTCAGAGTGGACACCTCTCAATGGCGCAGTTGGCGAATTGGCAACCGCATCAGTGACTTGGCCTGTAAGCGGCGCAGTCACAAAGGCAACTGCATAGTTCATGGCAAAAATCGTTCTCACCAACGCTTTCATTTCTCTCGCTGGTGTGGACATTTCTTCCTTTGCTCGATCCGTCACTATCTCCACCACCTATGAAACGATTGACACAACAAAGGTCGGGGATAGTGACAGGTCAGTAATTGCCGGAGTCGCAACTAATAGCATCACCTTAGACCTAATGCAGGACTTTGCGAGCAGTCAACTTGAACAGTTGATTTATCCGACAAACGCCACAAAGAAACTTGGAACGACTGTGGCGATGGAAGTTCGACCACAGAACACAACTGTTTCGGCTACGAATCCGAAATATACTTTCAACGCGGTCATCACATCTTGGTCGTCAATCAATGCCGCCGTCGGCGCATTGTCAACGATTCAAGTGACATGGCCCATTTCAGGTGCAATTTCAAAAGCAACTTCTTAACAGGGGGAAAAATGGACGGCTTAAAAGTAAAAGTAAAACTCACAGATGGGTTTGAAGATGCATTTTCTTTACGACCACGCATCATTGTTGAGTTTGAGCAAAAGTATGGCAAAGGCCTTGCCAAGCTGATTGGTGAGGAACAGAAATTAGAACATATTTACTATTTGGCTTGGTTAGCACTTCGCGCCAATGGCAAAGTAGTCAAGCCATTCGGCAATGACTTCCTTGACACATTGGACAGCGTTACCTTGACAACAGACCCTTCTTCCGAATCCACAGAGACTCACTGAGCTATAACATAGCCGCCGTCTCTGTGGAGACTGGTTTGCCCATCGCTGATTTATTAGATGCGCCTGATGGTGTATTGGAAGCGGTGTTTGCCTACATTAAAGAACGAGCGAGATTGCGAGGCGCGAATTGAAGGTTCCCCAATACACAGTGACGATGCAAGGTTTGTCGGAAACTGTGACTGCATTGGAGCGATTCGCGCCCGATCTCAAGCGCGCTCTTGATAAAGAAATCAAAGGCGTTCTTTCAACAGTAGTCTCAGAGGCACGCGATTATCTCCCCTTCGATGTTCGACCTTCAGGTTGGCAACGAGCAAATGTTGGTGGAGGCCTTATTGGGCCATTGCCACAGGGAGAAAAACGCGGGCCTTCTTTTCCTGTCTATGATGGCGCAAAAGCAAAAGCAGGAATCAAGTCTGTTGCGCCAACAAGTAAGAAAAATTCAACAGGTTTCAAAAATGCTTATGGTGTCATTCAGCGCGATGCGGCAGGTGCAATCTTTGAAACTGCTGGTCGAGGCTCTCGTGCCTCACGAGCAAGAACACGTGCTTCGCGTTCAACTAATCCGAACGCTTCACAACAATTCATTGAAACAGTTGAGAAGTATTATGGCGTAATTCCTACCGCACAACATTCAGGAAATGACAAAGGCCGCGCACTCATCAAGGCAGTTGATAACAACAAGAAGTCTGCGCAAGCAGGTATCTTTAGAGCCATTGAAAGCGCGGAAAAGAAGGCGCAGGCTCGTATGGATGCGCAGTTGAAGAAGCGAGGTGTCTAGTGGCAATCCTTGAACGGATCGTAACGGTCTACAATGACAAGGGTTCCAAAGAGGCACTCAAAGACCTCAGAAAACTTGAAGAGTCTTTTGCTAACGCGGGCAAAACAATCGCCAAGGCTTTTGGTGTTGCGGCAGCAGCGACAGCAGCGTTGGCCGTCAAAATTGGCAAAGATGCAGTTCAAGGTGCGATTGAGGATCAAAGACAACAGGCTGCCCTTGCTGTTGCGTTACGCAATACGACAAACGCCACAGATGAACAAATTGCCTCAACTGTTCGTTATCTTGACGCCCTAGAACTTCAAGTCGGCGTCAATAACAATGAGTTGATTCCTAGCCTTCAGAAATTAACACAGGCAACAGGTGACATTTCACAGGCACAGGCACTTCAAGCACTTGCCCTTGATGTCAGCGCAGGAACAGGCAAATCACTCATCCAAGTAACGGATGCAATGGTTCGCGCCCTTGGCGGAAATATCGGCGCACTCAAAAAATTAGGTGTTCCACTTGATGAAACAATCGTCAAGAGTAAAGACCTTAACAAAGCCCTCGGTGTTCTTGGAAGCACCTTCGCAGGCCAAGCTGAAAAGCGTGCGCAAACTTTTGAATTTCAACTTGCCCGCCTTCGCCTACAATTCGATCAGACGCTTGACGCTTTAGGTTATGCTCTCATTCCTGTTTTGCAGGATTTGGCAGAGATGATTCGCCTTGAGGTCTTGCCTGCCTTTGATGCGTTTATTGCTCAAAACAAAGATGAAATCGCTGAGGCTCTTCGTAACTTCGTAGAATTTGCAGTTGGCGCAACTCGCGCACTTGCCAAGATGTTCGGTGTTATCGCCCGAAATCAGGGTGCTTTTGAAGCCTTTGCCGCAATACTCGTCGGCACCTTTGTCGGTGGCAAGGTCGCTGCCGGAGTTCAAATACTTATCTCGGCATTGACACTGCTCACGGGAACATTTAAGAAGCAAGCGGCCGCAGGCACCGCAGCAGGCGTTGCCACAGCCTTTGCAACTGGCGGTCTATCTGCTAGAGCAGCAGCCGCAGGCGTTTTGGCATTTGCAGCAGCAGCCGGCATAGCTTTTATTAAACTTAGAGATTTGACTTCGGGCTTTGAACAAAATGGCAAGGTTGTTCAAAAACAATCACAAGTCGTTGCAGAACATCTCAAAGATTTAGAGCGTTTGGCAGGTATGACCGCCAAGGCTACTGGCACAGGCGCTTTTGATACCAAAACAACAGATGAAGCAATTAATCTTGAAGCCGCTCGACAGAATTTGTTACGCGAAAACAACATTGAAGAAGCCGCACGAATTGCATTGAGGCAAGAAGAACGAGAGCAAATCAAGGCCACAATTGCCGAGGCGCAAAAATATCAAGACATTTTGTTGGCTCTATCTGACACCAAGATAACTAGCGAAGAAATTGCAGTCTTGGCCGCTAAGTGGGGTCTATCAACTGAGGCTGTCAAGAATTATCTTGCACAGTATTTTGCGGTTGCAGATCAAAAAATTACTGACGAAGAAATCAAGTTATTAGCAGCAGCGTGGGGTCTAACAACCGAACAAGCTGAAAAATATCTTGACTTCATCAAGGCACTAAAAGATTCCAAACTCTCCCCCGAAGAAATCAAAGATTTGCAAGACAAATGGGGAATGACAGTTGCGGAAATTGAGAAGTATGCGGACTTCGTTCTCAAAGTTCGTGATTTCAAAATTACCGATGACGAAGTCAATGCACTTGGAAAAGCATGGGGATTGACTGACGCTCAAGTCCTCTCATATCTTGCAAACATTGGCGTTCCATTTGATTACAATGGCAAGTTCATTGATCCTGTTAATGGCATCGGTAAGGCTTGGAAAGACACGACAGGCGCAGTTGACGCTTACATCAAAAGTGTTGGCGATGCCGACACTGCGCTCGGAGTTTTAGCAACTAACGCAACAAATAATGCGGCAACAGTCACCACTGCTCTTGGTAATGCCACCGCAGCCGCAGGTGCTTTGGCTACCGCAGCAGAAGGAGCATTGGCAATTGCAGACGCGGCACAGGCAGCCGCCGAAGGCGCAATCGCAACCGCGCAGTTGGCATCAGCGCAAGCAGAGGCAGCAAGAGCAGCAGCCGAAGCAGCCGCCGCCGCGATTGTTGAGGCAGAGGCAGCAGCAGCCGCCGCACGAACGGCCTCTCCAAGTTTGCCACCGCTAGTTTCCCCTGGTGATTTTGGCTCAAATACTGTGACAGGCTCCATCGCAAGTGGCGACTATGAATCAGGCATTTTTGGCCCGAACGCAGGCAAGGGAACAACTGTCAATGTGACAGTCAATGGCTCTGTGATAAGTCAAGACGATTTGATTAGCACTGTGCGATCAGGATTGCTCACAGGTATTGGCTCAGGCCAAGTCACCACTTTTGATCCAAGAGAAATTCCATAATGTCAGCGCCAGTTCTCGGAATTTCAATTGACTTCGCCAATGGCCCTGCCTTTGGCATTCCCCTCATTCTTGATGACCCATCCACGCCACTTGGCACAGGTATTTTGGCCGATGGCCCTGCCGATGTTGTGGATGTTTCAAATATCGCAATTCAAGTTGCCACTCGTCGCGGTCGCAATCGTATTCTTGGCAAATTTGAGGCAGGAACGGCCACTGTCGTTCTCGTTGATGAGAATGGCGATTGGAACCCTGAGAACACATCCTCGCCCTACTATGGCAAACTCTTGCCACTTCGTAAGATTCGCATTTGGGCAGATTATGATGACGGCGTCACAACAACTCGTTATTATCAATTCTCAGGCTATATCACGAGCTATGACAACACCTTCAGGGTCGGCACAGATGCCATTCAGACCGTGACCTTGCAATGTGTAGACGCTTTCCGTCTGTTCAACAATGTCAGCATTTCAACTGTAAGTGGAACGCCTGCGGGCCAATCATCGGGGGCTAGAGTTGACGCGCTTTTAGATAGCGCAGCATTTCCAACCTCAATGAGAAATGTAGATGCCGGTGATTCGACCTTACAGGCCGACCCTGGCACTCAGCGCGACCTTTTGAGCGCCCTTGGAAATGTTGCCGAAAGCGAATTTGGCGCCTTCTATATGGACAACGAAGGCAACGCCACCTTCCTATCACGAAGCACTTTGGCAGAAAAGGCGGATCAAACTCCAACTGTCTTCACTGACACAGGCACAGGTTTGCCTTATGTCAACCTCGACCTTGCCTATGACGACACACAGATTTTCAATGATGTCACAGTGACCAGGGCAGGCGGAACGCCTCAGAATGTGCAGTCAACATCCTCAATTGAGACTTACTTTATCCACTCAGGTTCAAGGTCAGGAATCTTGGTTGAAACTGACCAAGAGGCTTTGGATCAAGCAACGATGATTCTCAACGCCAAGGCCAATGCGGTTTTTCGTATTGACTCCATCACGTTGAATCTCAAAGATACGAGCGATTCGGCTCTCGTAACTGCGGGCCTTGATTTGGACATTTTCAACCTCATCAATGTCACCAAGACGACACCAGGGGCATCGTCGGTGACTCTTGAACTCTTCGTTCAAGGCGTTCAACATGATATTTCCAACCGAGTGTGGACAACAAAGTTGCTCACGGCTGAACCTATAATTCAGGCATTCATTTTGGATTCCGCAACCCAAGGTGTGCTTGACGGAACGCAAGGCGTTCTTTCATACTAAGGAGAAACGATGGCAGGCGCAGGATATAAGTTATTCAACACCGGCGATGTGTTGACGGCAGCTCAAGTGAACACTTACTTGATGCAACAGACTGTGATGGTCTTTGCTAACTCATCAGCTCGAACAACTGCTCTTTCAGGAGTGTTGGCCGAGGGAATGTTGTCATATCTACTCGACACAAACGCAGTTGAAAAATATGATGGCTCATCGTGGTCTGCAATTGGCACAGGCGACATTGAAGGCGTCACCGCAGGCACAGGTCTGTCAGGTGGCGGAACATCAGGAACAGTCACACTGAGCATCGCTTCTGCACAATCAGATTTAGTCATCAAAGGTTTTGAAGAAGATGTCAATGTGGTCGCCTCTGCTGCCACAGGCACAATCAACTTTGACGTGGCAACTGCGTCGGTTTGGTATTACACCTCCAACGCCACTGCCAACCACACCTTGAATTTCCGTTATGACGGATCAAATACTCTCAGTTCGAAGTTGGCAGTCGGCGATGCCATCACGCTAGTTTGGCTCAACACAAATGGCGCGACCGCGTATTATCCGAATGTGATTCAAATTGACGGCAGCGCAGTCACTCCCAAGGTGCCTGCTGCCATTAGCGCGGGCAATGCCAGCGCCATTGACGCCTATGTTTTCACTATTATCAAGACGGCCGCAACGCCGACCTACACAGTTCTCGAAACACAGACGAAGTTCGCATAAGGGGAAGCGATGTCGCCAATACTTCAATCCTTAGCCAACGGATCAGCGCGTGGTTATGGCGCATTCGGTGGCGCTGCTGTCGCTCCACCTGCTTTTGAGTCAATCGCCAGCGCAAATGGCACAGGCTCTAGTGGCACGATTACCTTCAGCTCAATTCCTAGCATTTATCAACATTTACAGATTCGAGGAATTGCAGACTCAAGCGGTGCCGGAACTCAGCAGGATTTATTGATTAGACTCAACGGAGTAACAGCAAGTTCATATTCCAACCATTCACTCAGGGGAAATGGCACAAGCGTCACCATTGATGGGAATGCTTCGCAAACTTACGCATATTTTTTTGATGTAATAACTGGCAACAGTGTCACAGCAAACACACTTGGAGCTTCAATCCTTGATATCTATGATTATGCAAGCACTTCTAAAAGCAAAGTTATTCGTTTTTTCGGTGGTTTTGACAGCAATGGAAGCGGTTTTATTTCCTTAGCTTCTAGTTTGTTCAACAACACTTCAGCCATCACTTCAATTTCTTTGATTGCCGGTGGTGGAGGAAATTGGGAAACCAACACTCGGTTTGCACTATATGGAATCAAGGGAGCATAATGCCAGCGACTTATGAACCGATAGCGACTACTATCTCTGGCAGCACAACTGCAAGATTTACCTTCTCTAGTATTGGTAATTCATACACTGATTTAGTTTTGATTTTTAGAGGAACTGTGACGCCTTCGGATGGTTTAGCACTACAACTCAACAATGATTCAGCAACAAATTACTCCAATACATTTTTAGCAGGAAATGGCTCTACTGTTTCCACCAATAGAAATACAACGCAAAATTACATCTATTTAGACAATTTGGGTGTTTTAAGTGGCTCAACACCAGGATTTTATCGAATCAATCTTTTTTCTTATGCTGGTTCTACGAATAAAACAATTTTGATAGAAACTTCTAGTGATAAAAATGGTAGCGGATCAGTAGAACGCATAGTCGGTTTATGGCGTTCGACGAGTGCTATCACAGATATTTCAATTTTTTCACAAAATGGTTATACTATCAATGCTGGTTTCAGTGCCACACTCTACGGAATACTGAAGGCTTAACTATGGCTAATACATTCTCTCTAATTGCATCAAACACATTGACTGGGTTGGCAACAGATTTTACTTTTTCGTCAATTCCGCAAACTTACACAGATTTACTGCTGAGAGCAAATATACGAGACAACAACAATGGTGTTGCACAATCGTTTTTAGTGCTGCAATTCAATGGTGTATCGACTGCAGTCTATTCAAGAACAGTTTTGCGCAATAACAATGGAAACACCGCAATATCAACAAGATCGGGCAACGTAACAATAATTGAATCATATCCTTCAGGGAGTGGTTCAACTGCAACTGCAAATGCTTTCAGTCCATTTGAGATGTATATTCCAAATTATACTTCAACCTCTTCTATTCCTTTTTCAACTTTTGGAATTGCTGAAAGCAATGTTGGAGCAACCATAGAAGCGGAAGGTATAAGCGCAGGTCTGTGGCGAGGTAATGCCGCAATCACTTCAATTTATATTGATGCAGAAACTAACTTCGTAGCAGGTAGTTCGTTCTTTCTATACGGAATCAAGAACACATAAGGAGCAATAATGGATAAAGTAATCGTAGATTGCAGCACAGGGGAAACGACTGTCGTTCCATTGACTGCTGAGGAAATCGCTGACCTAGAGGCGGCGGCGGCACAGGCAGAGGCTAATCGTAAAGCGGCCGAAGCTGAGGCGGCAGCCAAGGAAGCGGCTCGTCAGGCATTGCTCAAGAAATTAGGCATTACAGCCGAGGAAGCGGCACTTCTTCTTTCATAACAATCGTCTTCGGGGTCATTTCTAGGAGTTTCAATGGGCATCTCCACACGCCAAGTCACAGTCACAACCACACCAACCATTTTGGTTGACAATACTGCCGAGGCAGAAGAAGTCCATCTTCACGCCGCAGGCGGTCAGAAGGTTTATCTTGGCGACGCTGATGTGAACACAACTTCCGGTTTCGAATTGACCAGTGGCGAAAAGATAACTTTGCAGAGCAAGAACAATCCCATTTATGGCGTGACGCCATCAGGAAGCACAGTCGTTCAAGTCTTGGTGATTGGACTATGACCGCATTGGATTGGGCATCACTCGCCGTTGCTATCACGACAATTCTTGGGTCTGTGGCCTTGGGCATCAAGTGGCTCGTGAAGCATTACTTGGCAGAATTGAAACCGAATGGGGGAAGCTCGATGCGAGATAAGGTGAACCAACTTGAAGACAAGGTTGATTTCCTCACCGATCTCGTCAAAGAAGCGTTGAAGCGATAATGTGCAGTAAGCAACTAGACAATTTTCTCCACATCGCAGGTGCCGAAGTCGGCTACATTGAAGGCCCTGCCGATAATGAAACAAAGTATCAGAAGGCCAATCAACCTTGGTGCGGTGCCTTCGTCAATTGGTGTGCCAAGCAAGTCGGACTCAAAATCCCTGATTGCACCTACACACCGGCAGGGGCAAAGGCATTTGCCGAGGCGAAGCGTTGGCAATTAGTCGCCGATGCCGAGCCGATGCCAGGTGACATCGTCTTCTTTGACTTTCCTGCCGATGGCATTGACCGCATTTCTCACGTGGGTATCGTGGAGGCCGTCAACGCCAATGGCACCGTCACCTGTATTGAAGGAAACACCGCCCCCGACACCAAGGGCGACCAACGCAACGGAGGTCAGGTAGCGCGTAAGATTCGCGCCTACAAGGTCAAGAATCGTGGCAAACTCAAGCCATCTCTGCCAGTGTTCATTGTGGGCTTTGGCAGACCTAAGTTCAAGGAGTGCAAATGCTCGACAAAGACAAAGTCATCGCAATTGTTAGCACCTACGCGAGAGCAGGAGCAGCCGCAGTCGCAGCCCTCTATCTCGCAGACCCATCGCGTCCTCTAAAGGATTATGTTGCCGCGTTTGCGGCCGCAGTCATTGGCCCTGTATTGAAGGCCATTGATCCTAAAGCGACAGAATTTGGTCGCGGAAGTAAGTAGAGAAATGCATCGGGGGAAAATCTTAGATGAGGCCAAACGCCTCACATCAACGGATCGCAATGAAATTTATGGCGACCCATACACAAATCACAAACGCATTGCAGACCTGTGGAGTGCTTATCTTGAAACTGAGATAAGTCCTTCACAGGTCGCTTTGTGTTTATGCCTAGTCAAAATTGCTCGCTTGATTGAAACACCTGAGCATCTTGACTCTTATATTGACTTATCCGCCTATGGCGCAATTGCGGGGGAACTAGAATGCAAATAAAACCAAATCTGATTCTCATTCCTACTCGTGGCCGTCCACAAAATGCAGTTGAGGTCTTGCAGGCTCACAAAGAGTTCTCGTGTCGCTCTGACTTGCTCTTTGTCGTTGATACCGACGACGATGCCTTGATTGACTATCGAAGCGCAGTCGGTCTTGAATACATTGTTGAGATTGAAAACAAGACTCGCGGGATGGGTTATCCCATCAATGCTGCCGCCAAGAAATATGCCAATGATTATGAGTTTTTCACATTTATTGGTGACGACCACAGATTCCGAACGCCTGATTGGGATGTGGCATTGATGCGAGCTATTGGCTCACGCCCTGGCCTTGCCTATGGCAACGACCTTCTTCAAGGCGAGAGATTACCAACGGCCGTGATGATGTCTGCTGCCATTGTGCGCAGCCTCGGCGGGATGGTGCCACCGAAGATGAAGCATCTTTACCTTGACAACTTTTGGAAGCACTTGGGCGAAGACCTTGGAAATCTTGCCTATCTGCCACAGGTCATCATTGAACACTGCCACCCGATTGCCGGCAAAGCCGAATGGGATGAGGGCTATCGCACTGTCAATGACCGCGAGGTTTATTCTTTCGACGCATTGATGTTTGATAATTACATCAAGAGTGAGGACTATCAAGTTCTGCTCAAGAACCTCAAACAATGAAGTGCATCGCGTTCTCTCTGTATGGCAATGAACCTCGCTACACCATAGGGGCAATCAAGAACGCCATTCTTGCTTCCCGCTACTTTCCGTTCGATGACGGATTCGTAGTTCGCTTTTATGTCGGTGCAAGTGTTGACCCTGTCATCATTAGCACTCTCAAGCTCGTCAAAGGTGTGCAGATTGTTGAAGTGGACTCGGTAGAGGATCACAATGGCAAGTTGTGGCGTTATTTCGCCTTCTCTGATCCGCAATTTGAGGCGGTCATTTGTCGAGATGTGGATGCTCGCTTGTCATATCGTGACCGAATAGCCCACGAAGATTGGATGCAATCAGGTCTTGATTACCACATCATCAAAGACCATCCCACAGGTCACAACTACCCCATCTCTGCCGGTATGTTCGCAGGCAAGACTGCCAAGTTGCGATTCATGGAAAACCTTATTCTTACTCACAGGGACGGCTCCAATTACTACACGATTGACCAAGATTTATTGGCAAGCCATATCTATCCACTCATCGTCACCTCAAGCCTGATTCACGATCCGTTCTATGAAACAGTCATTGAAGGCGACTCTATTCGCACAAGCATCGCCTTTGACGCACCTACGCCTTTGTCACACATTGGCGCTGCGCTGATGGCAGATGATAGTTTCGTCTTTGCAATTGACCGCGACGCTCAGAGAGCGTTCTGTGGCTCTGACAAATACCAATATGAACACGACAGGTGGGGGAAATGAAGATTCTGATTACAGGTGACGCAGGCTTTGTCGGCACTAACTTCAAGAAGTTGCTTGATAGCAAGAACAATCACATCACCGGCATTGACATCAAAAATGGCACCGATGTTCGTGATTTCTTCGCTACCGATGACACCAAGTTTGATCTCGTCATTCATCTCGCGGCGATTGTCGGTGGCCGCGCCACTATCGAGGGGAACCCTTTGGCAGTTGCCGCCGACCTCGCCATTGATGCCGACCTCTTCCAATGGGCGCTTCGCACTCGCCCTGGTCACATTGTCTATTTCTCATCATCGGCTGCTTATCCAATCTACCTTCAGCGAGCTGAATACAAGCAGAGCCTCAAAGAGTGGGATATAAACCTCGCTCACATTCGCACCCCTGATTTCACTTATGGTTGGGCGAAATTATCCGGTGAAATGCTTGCGCAGTATGCCCGCAACGAAGGCTTGAAGGTGACAGTCTTGCGACCCTTTAGCGGGTATGGAAGCGACCAGAGCCTTGACTATCCATTCCCATCCTTTATCAAGCGAGCCAAAGAGAAGGCGACGCCCTTTGATGTATGGGGCAGAGGAACGCAGGTGCGCGACTTCATTCACATTGAAGATGTTGTGCGAGCTACATTTGAAGCGGTCACGAATAATGTTGAAGTCTCCAACCTATGCTCAGGAAGAGCGACCTCATTCATTGAATTGGCAGAACTAGCGATGATGCAGGCGGGATATTTAGCCGAAATACGAACCAACCCGAAGGCACCTGTCGGGGTTGCCTATCGGGTTGGTGATCCCAAGAAGATGCTCTCGTTCTATGAGCCGAAGATTTCGTTGGAAGAAGGCATTGCTCGCGCCTTCCAAGAATCCTAGAACTGACCCTCCATCTTCTTGATTGTTCGGTTGACATATTTTGGGCCGAACCAATTGAGCAACCATTGTGGGAAAACGACTGCACGAGGTTCGCGCTTGGGCATTATGAGCAGAAGCAGTGGAATCCAAAAGCCATAGAAGGCAGATAGGAAAGTCCAAAAGAAGATATTTCTGCCGACTGCGAAGGCGTAGAACGCGGTGAATAAGATAATGAGAACATCTAATCCATTCATTTAGCACCATCCCATCACAGGGGCAGGTTCAATATCTTTGACAATTTCATAGAACTTGCCGTTTTCGTGTAGTGATCCTGCGGTGACAACATATCCATTGAACTTGATGTCTACTCCTTGGCGTAACTTTCCAGGAAATGACGCGCCAAGTGGTGCCTGATAGTAAAGATGCAGACCATCGCCTGTTTCAACTGTAAAAGTGTCAAGCTCTAAACCTTCGGTGGTTCCGCCATTGCGAAAGTCCACATCAAAGACAACAAGGTTTGAAGGCGCACAAGCAATGCCAATGTTGAGAAGCGGTGACTTCTCAAACCATTTCTTGACAGTGGCGGGCTTATTGGATGCCGACTTATATCCCTGCTTTGCGATAGGAAAGAACGGCGTTTTCTGTTGCGGGTAGCAAGGCATCACATACCAACCGCGCTCGGCAAAGGCGGTGGCGATTTGTGCAGTTGACATCTCCATTGTCTTCATTTGACGAACTCCTTGAGAAAATCAACAATGACTTCGGAAACTGTCTTGCCTTCGGCTTTGGCCTTGGCCTGCGCCCTGCGCCATAGTTGTTCACTAACTCTTACTGAGCGAATCTTCTTCATTATGCACCGACCTTTCCAAGATATTTGATGCGAGCTGCTTCAAAGGTTGGTGCGTGATCTACTGCTGAAAAATAAACACCGTCTGCATTCTTCTCGGAGATAATCCACTCACTTGCTCCGCCGCGATAGATAACGTATTCAATGCGGTGAGTGTCATCTACGCTAACGAACTTGCCTCTGTTAATCTGAACTAGTTGCTTTCCGTTCATTTCCTTCTTCCGTTTCTTGGAGTTACTACCTTTCGCTCCAATAAGAGAAATCTAGCCTTTGTGCCTACGCTTGTCAATACACAAGGCAATAGACACCTTCGGCGTGTCGTGGGTAGATTTGTCAGACCTTCCCTTCATACTTATCCACAGGAAGGGAGATTTTATGCAGTATCTATTGTTCGGCGGTCTAGTGGCCGTTCTAGGGCTTCTGTGGGCTATCCTAGCCCTACACGATGACCCACTTGAGGAAGGCATCAAGCAGGCTCAAGCGTGGTCAAAAGGCCAATCGAGGCTTCGGAAGGTGATGAGCAAATGAGCTTGTTTTCGGTTCACAACGCCACAGATGGTGCCATCGTGCTTCACCTAGAGGAGACCGATGCCAACCTCGACTTGATTGAGGACATCGTGGATCAGGTGCCTTTGCTTCATATCACCCGCATCCGCGAATTTTGTGGCTATCAGGCGCAGGCCTCATTGGAGTCGGCAAGACAGGCCGACAAGGTAAGACAGGCGGTGCCACCTGTCATCGCCAAAATCGCTGCGATGAGCGAGGATGAGGCATTGACCTTGGCGGAGCAGTTAATCGATGCGGTGAAGTTTTCAAGAGCCATCGCAGGCAAAGTGGTCAAATTAGAGTTGGTTAAATGATGGCAAATCCCAATGGTCGCAAAGGTAATGGGTGGGAAATCGCAATTCTCAAGTGGTTGCGCGATCGCGGTGCCTTCGCGGAGCGTTTGCGACTTGCGGGTAAGAATGACGAGGGCGACATTGTTTGCATCACTGCGGGCAAGACTTACATTTTGGAAGCCAAGAACAGAAAATCAATCTCGCTTCCGACCTTTTGGGATGAGGCCGTCAAAGAAGCCAAAAACTACGCCAAAGCGCGTGGGTTGGAGCAAACGCCACCGGCGTTCGTAGTTGTTAAGAGAAGAAATGCCAGTGTTGAAAAGGCTTTTGTGATCCAAGATTTAGAGTCTTGGATGCGTGAAAGGCAATAATGCAATCGCTGAGCTACTTCATTCCATCCTTGCCATTGCTACCTGATGCAAGTTGCAAGGGCATAGTGAACCCAAATTTATTTTTTCCTGTATCGAAAGAACAAGAGGCAAAGTGTCTCCCAATCGTGCGCAGTATTTGTGCCGGTTGTCCTGAACGAAAGGAGTGCTTGGACTACGCACTCAAAGAAGAAATCCCTTATGGAATATGGGCAGGAACAACTCCTGCACAAAGGGGATTTGGTCAAGGATTTAGGAATCGCAAGACAGGTCGAATGAATCGATCCGATGCAATCCGTTCTTTGCATTCTTTGGGGCGAACACCGAAAGAAATCGCAGAAACGTTGAGAGTTGAGCCAGCTTATGTGACTCAGGTTCTCAAGCGTGCTGCGAAATTGGAAGGAGAAACCCAATTACTCAACGCAGAAAAACAATTAGGGGAATTGCCATCATCGTCGGAGTCAGCGCAATGACTTCAATGTTCGTCAATGCCGCATTCGCTCCGCAACCTGCGGTGCCTGCGACAGTTATCTACAAAGACCGACCAGTCTTGGCTCAAGTTGATGCCAAGAAGTTGGCAAAGTCTTTGCTAACCAAATCAGAATATTCCTGCCTTACAAAATTGTTGGGCAAGGAGTCAGCGTGGAAAGCATCGGCCAAAAATCCGACCTCAAGCGCAAAAGGAATCGGGCAATTACTTGATTCCACCTATCGCAACTTGGGGATGAAACATTCTCAAGCATCGGTGCCACAACTTGTGGCCACGCTCGCCTATATCCACAGGCGACATGTGACTCCCTGCAATGCCTGGGAGTTCTTCAAAGAAAACTCTTGGTATTGATTCGAGGGGATCAAATGTCAGTTGAAATCGAAAAAGGCGTGATTGATTTTGACGAGTCAATAGCAATGTGGCTCGAACAATATCGACAAGCCTTAGCAAAAATCAAAGAGTGGGAAGAAGTTGCAGATGTAGCTCGCTCCCATATCGAAGCAGCATTAGGCGATGCCGAAGTTGGCTATTACAAAGGCCAACAGGTAGTTCGCTACACAACGGTCGCATCAACGCGATTTGATGTTAAACGTGCAAAGGAACTATTGCCTCAACAGGTTTTAGATGCCCTACAAGTTCAAAGCAACTCTCGTCGCTTCACCTTAGTCAATCAGGATCAACAATGAGCATTGTGAACCCTTGGATTGACCCGATTACCCCATCAATTCCTGATGAGGAAATTTGGGAAGATGAGGATGACGAATGACTTTCACTTCACCAGTCTCGCCTGCTAAATCATTGGGTCAAGCACTTGGCCACATCATTACGCAGGCGGGCATCTGGACTCCTAGAGCCAAGCAAGTCGTCATTGGGCCATCGGAAATGGGTCACGATTGCACAAGGCGACTTGCTTACAAATTGTTAGATTGGGAAAAGACCAATGAGCAAGGCTCTTCCAACTGGAGCGCACAAGTAGGCTCTGCGATTCACGGCTATTTGGCCGACGTATTTCGCAGGATTGAAGGCTACGAAGTGGAGCAAAAGGTGACAATTCGTGGCAATTTGACCGGCACAGTTGACCTATACGACATCAACAACGGCATTGTCATCGACTGGAAAACAACGAGTCCTGCCCAAATGGATCGTAAACGCAAAGACGGTGGAAGTTTTCAGTATCAAACGCAGATTCAGCTTTATGGCTACGGAAAGGCGCAAACACAAGCGAAGGTCAATCAAGTCGCTTTGGTTTATTTGCCGACCAGTGGCTCGATTGATGATATGCACGTCGAACTTTACGACTACGATGAAAGCGTAGCCTTGAGAGCCTTGGAACGGATGGACAACATCTACACCTTGCTCTCACAAATAGATGTGGAAAACAATCCGCAAATGTGGGCAATGATTCCAAGCGTTGCAAATCGCTTGTGTAATTACTGCCCCTATTTTCAACCTTTCAGTAAGGATTTATCTAAAGGATGTAACGGTGAAACCGAAGCTCGTAGTTGAGGCGATGAGCAAATGGCAATCTACCGTTTTGAAAGTCATCGGTTGGATGCTTGGACTCAAAGGTGAAGCGAAGTTGGTCTTCATTCAATTTGATAACGAGCCAACAATCAATGACCTAATAAAAAACAAAGAAGAAGATGAAATGAACCGACAAGCAGATAAGGAGACGGGGGAATGACCTTCGCAGCACCATCAAATAACGCCGAGAGCGTGAAAGTGGCAGATTTAGCCAATCACCTTCTCATCATCACACCTGTTGAATACAAGACAGGAATTCAAACCATTCACGGCCTTGCAGAAGCCGTCGAAGTCAATGTCATTGATCTTGACACTAACAAGGAACACGCAGGATTGCTTTGGTTTAACGTTGGCCTTCGCAATTCATTGAAGAGCAAAATTGGTCAACGAGTGCTTGCCAAAGTGGGCCAAGGATCGGCCAAACCTGGAAAATCCGCACCTTGGATTCTCATTGATGCCACCGCCGATGCCTCGGCAGTTGCAAAGGCAAATGCCTATCTTTCGGCAGCGCCACAGGTGGCCACGCCTGCGCCTGCGCCTGTGGCGACGGCACCGGCGGGCGGAATCACGCCTGAAGTTGCCGCGCTATTGGCTCAACTTGGGGCAAAGCCAGTTTAGTTTTTACCGAGTTGTTCGGATTTGCCCTTCCGTCATCTGAACAACTCAATTCAGGCAAATGTCATCGTCACCTTTCCGATGACAAATGCTGGAGAAGTCGCAAGGTGCGAGCGTTCGGGGCGCTGATGAGTGCAAATCTCATCACTTCACAAGATAAAACAAACAAGGGGGTCTTGTGGCAACATTTGAAATCCATCACGGCGACAATCGTGATGTCTTGAAAGCGATGGAAGATAACTCCATTGATTCAATCGTCACTGATCCGCCTTACGAATTAGGTTTTATGGGCAAGAGTTGGGATGCAAGTGGTATCGCATTCAATACTGAAGTCTGGCAAGAGTGTTTGCGCGTTCTAAAACCAGGCGGTCACTTGCTCGCCTTCAGCGGTTCTCGCACATATCACCGAATGGCGGTTGCCATTGAGGATGCGGGCTTTGAAATCCGCGACCAGATTATGTGGATTTATGGCAGCGGGTTTCCGAAGTCGCTTGATGTGTCGAAGGCGATTGATAAGGCGGCGGGTGCAGAACGGCCCGTAATTGGTAAGGGCGCAGATTATGGACATCAAGAAGATAAAGATATTGACCAACAATATGGATTCAAAGCAGATTACAACATCACCGCCCCCGCCACCGCCGAGGCGAAGCAATGGCAGGGCTGGGGAACCGCACTCAAGCCAGCGCACGAACCCATCGTTGTCGCCCGCAAACCGCTCATCGGCACCGTCGCCGCCAATGTGCTGACTTATGGCACTGGTGGGTTGAACATTGATGGCACAAGAGTTGCGGGAGAGCCAGTTCCGATAAACAAATTAGAAGAATGGTCGGGCTTTGGGCAAAAGATTGAACCTGACTACAAACAAACAATGAACACGCAAGGCCGTTGGCCCGCCAATGTGATTCACGATGGGTCGGATGCAGTTGTTGAGTTGTTTCCGAATACTCGCGCAAGAGGAAATTTAGGTGAAAGTCTTGGCGGTGGCGGAATGTATGGCCACGCGGTTACAACTAACGATTTCGGCGCTGGCGACAGCGGCTCCGCCGCTCGCTTTTTCTACTGCGCCAAAGCAAGCAAGCGCGACCGCAACGAGGGGTTAGATGGATTTGAGGTTAAAACCGCATCGGAAATGGTTGAACGCAAAGCCGATTCTGATGGCATGAAATCTCCACGCGCCGGCGCAGGTCGCACTAGCGGAGCGCAAAATCATCACCCGACAGTTAAACCCACCGAGTTAATGCGTTATCTCTGTCGCTTGGTGACGCCGCCTGGTGGCACCGTTCTTGATCCATTCATGGGTAGCGGTAGCACTGGCAAGGCGGCGATTTATGAAGGGTTCAACTTTGTCGGCATAGAGATGACCGATGAATACATCCCAATCGCCAAAGCTCGCATTGAGTTTGCGGTGCAGGATATGGAAGGCAAATTGTTATGACAAAGAAGCCAATCACCGATGCGGTGGCGACTTTGTTGTGGCAAGCCTACGAAACCTCGTTGCCTGATACGCCTAGACGAATGGCGGTTGTGATTGTGGAAAGATTAAAACAACTTGGCTATTTAGAAGGGGAAGAATAAATGCCAACATATCAATTCACCTGCAACGACTGTGGCGATGTCGTATTGCAGTCGTTTTCATTCGAGCAAGAGCCGACAATCAACTGCGGTCACTGTGGATCAATAATGCGCAAAGAGTTCACGCCACCTGCAATTCATTTCAAAGGTGATGGTTGGGGTGGCAAGTGAAATGCAAACACATCTATCAAAGAATCGGAGCTGAAACTTGCCCTGATTGTGGGCGTGACACTCACGAAACAGATTTTCAGTTTCAAACGAGATTGCACGAAAAATGGATTGCCGATGGGAAAGCTGATTGGAATAAATGTCCACTAGGCGGAACATTGCGCGGTTGGTGGTCAATTTAGGAAGGGGAAATATGGCGGGGGAAATGCAAATGTTGGTTTTTGGGGCTAGGTTTCAGACAATTAAAGACCCTCGCGTGGCGCTAACCACCGAGGGCGTGACCGACTGAAAAGGAGTCGATATGAATTATTTTAGCATTTCACAATCTGATTTAGAACGCTTTGAGTCCAAATTCGTTCGCGTGTCTGAATCTCAATGCTGGCCTTGGACTGGCCGCCTAGACAATGGTTATGGGCGATTTTGGTTGAATAATCGAACTGCGTTGGCTCATCGAATTGCTTATCTAATTGTCAATGGCACAATTCCTGAATCTTTACACTTAGACCATTTATGTCGAAATCGTGCTTGCGTAAATCCAAAACATTTAGAACCTGTTGACATCAAGACAAATGTTCTGCGTGGTTTTGGCTTTAGTGCTGAAAATGCACGAAAAACGCATTGCAAAAATGGTCATCCATTGAATGAAAATAACCTTTACAAAATGTCAAGAAAAACAAGAGTTTGCCGTATTTGTCAGAACAATCGCCTCAAGAAATGGAGAGGCATCAATGCAGACTAACATTCTTTTAACCGCACTTGAATTTGCAAATCAAGGCATCTCGGTTGTTCCAGTTGCAACTGATGGAAGCAAACGACCAGGCTTGACAACTTGGAAAGAATATCAAGAACGCAGAGCCACCACCGATGAATTGATGCGATGGTTTAATAATGCCGAAGGAGTAGGAGTTATCTGCGGCAAAATTTCAGGCAACTTAGAACTTCTTGAACTAGAAGGAAGAGCAGTTGCCGACAAACTTCATCTTGACTTGAAAGAGATGGCTCACAACGCAGGTCTTGGCAATGTTTGGGATCGAATTAACAATGGCTATGTCGAAGTTACCCCATCAGGGGGTTTGCATTGGCTCTATCGCATAGACGGCGAAGTGCCAGGAAACACCAAACTTGCAAGAAGACCAGGAGAAAACGGCGGAATCGATGTCCTAGCCGAAACTCGTGGCGAGGGTGGCTTTGTCATTGTCGCTCCGACCAATGGCACCTGCCATCCGTCAGGCGGAGCGTGGTCAATGCTGGTTGGCTCGCCAAAGTCAATCCCGACCTTGACGGTCGCCGAGCGCGACCAACTACACAAACTCTTTGTCACCTTTGATGCAATCCCAAAGCACGATGCCATCACAGAAGACATCAAGACAAAAGCTGAAGGGCTAACGCCAGGGGATGATTACAACTCCAAGGTAACTTGGGAGCAGATACTTGAACCCCTCGGATGGTCGAAGGTTTACACCACAAGAGACAAGGTGACGGCTTGGCGCAGACCAGGAAAATCAGATGGGGTCAGTGCCACCACCAATCACGCTGGCAATGACAAACTCTTTGTCTTTTCAACCAGCACTCAATTTGAGGCCGAGCGATCCTATTCGAAGTTCGCCGTTTACACCCTAGTCGAACACGGTGGGGATTTCACCGCCTCTGCCCGCGCCTTACGAAGTCAGGGCTACGGCGAGCAGCGTAAGGAGTTATCAACCCTTGAGGTTCACTCGCCATCCTTGGTGCAACTGCACGATGAGGAAGGCAACGTCAAAGAGTCCTCGTGGATACCAAAACAAATCACCGAGACCGAATTAGAGGATGAAACGCCACCCTCAATGCTTCGCCGTGAGGATGGCAACTGCCTTCTTTATGCAGGCAAGGTAAATGCCATCTTCGGTGAATCGGAGTCAGGCAAGACTTGGATTGCATTAGAGGCCATCCGTCAAGAGCTAGAAAAGAACAATATCGTCTTTTATCTTGACTTTGAGGACTCTGCTCGCTCGATTATGAATCGCCTCAAGACCTTGCGTGTGCCGACTGAGAAGTTCAAAATGTTCCGTTATGCCAACCCTGATGAGCCATTAGGTGAGGGCATAGGTGAAGTTATGCGCACCGAGATAATGGCCTATCTACCCACCCTAATCGTCGTTGACGGCGTAAATGCCGCGATGAACCTGCTTGGGCTAGACCTAGAGAAGAACAAGGATGCCACTACTTTCTCACAGAAGGTTCTCAAGCCTTTGCGGGTTGGCGGTGCCGGTATCTTGACCATCGACCACGTTACCAAGAGCAAAGACAATCGAGGCAACTATGCCATCGGCGCTCAGGCAAAGAGAGCAGACATCGATGGTGCGGCCTTTGCCGTGTCAGTGGCGATGCCATTCGGCAGAGGCATTGACGGTGCCTTGGACATCACTTGCACCAAGGATCGTCCTGGCTTTGTCCGCGCCATTTGCCCCGACGCCAAGACGGTCGGCGTCGCCAATTTGAGAAGTCTGCCTGACGGTGGCATCTCGGTTTCCATTTCAGGTGGAACTGTCAAAGTATCAACACGAGAGCAGAAGATGGAAGCGGTCTGCGACTTACTTCGTCGGACAGGATACGAGATGGGGCGGAATCAGATTGCGGATCACCTACGAGATGAAGGTCACGGAATGAAGGATGCCGAGCTGAAATTCGTGATGGAAACTCTCGTCAGCAATGGTCATGTCACCTACCGCAAGGACGGTCAGAAGTATCTTTACGGCTTTCAATCCGATTTCTTTGCCAATGATGTCAAGCCTTGGACTCCCAATGTCTAACTGTTTCCCTGTTTCCCAACTGTTTCCCACTATTTCGGGAAACACCACCGACACGAGCGTGCCAACTGTTTCCCCGTTTCCCCCCTATAAGGGGGGAACGGGAAACAGGGCAACGGTCACCCCAAGGCAATAGATGAATCAAGATTTCAAGCCAATCAACTGTTCAAGGTGCCAAGGACTCATTTGGGCAGGTATCTCGTGGGCAGGGTTCCTGCGTCATCTTGATACCCCTCGCCTGACGATTGAGGAAGAGGTCATCAAACGCCTGTCAGGTCTGATGACTTATGAACTACACCGCACCCGCGTTTCCTTTGAGGCGGTGGAGAGAAGCCTCAATCGAATCAAATGGGCTGCACCGAACAAAGACCGAATCATTGTTGCCGATCACACCTGCCAAGGATGGCGACTCTTTGAAACTGAAGCGCCGTCGTATTGGTCAAAGTTATCCACAGTTCTATCCACAAGTCAGGAGTCTGCCTTCTAATGGAATGCCACGTCTGCAAGTCTGTGATTGAAACCGAATGTCGCAGTTGTTTCGGTCGGATGAGAGCAATCTTGAAAGAGTTGCCTCAACTGCAATTTGAGGCAGGGTTCTACCTTGAGCCATCGCGCACCGGCAGTGGCCAAGTCACCGCCGAACGCTCCATTGGGATCAATGTCAATGCCCTTGACTTTTCAATGGCGACTGACCTGTTGGCTATCTTGCACAGTTGGGAGTCTATTATCAGGCGCGAGAGGCAGTTGACACCGCCCGCGCTGGTCGCCAAGGCCTCCAACACAGACCTTGAGGTTCAGGCAACCTGTGAGTTCCACATCGCTCACTTGTCGTGGACATTGCAACAATCGTGGGCGTTAGACTTCGCAGGGGAATTGTGGGGGCTACATGCCAGGGGTCGTGCAGCCGCCAAGAAGTTCAAAGAACAGGCACGAAGGATTCCTTGCCCAACTGATGACTGCAATCGTTTTGTTGTCATTGATGTTGAACAATTGTCTGAAGATGTCAGTTGCTTTGGTTGCAAACAAAGTTGGTCGGTCTTGAGATTGGTGGCATTGGCAATGAGTAACCCGAACCGCAGATTCTTCCTTGATGTGGAAGCGATTTCTGCTTGGCTTCAGATGACACAACGAGAGGTCTATCGTTTGGTCAAGAAGTTTGATATTGAGAAGCGGGGATCAACTTACGACTTGCAAGCAATCATGAAGGCGAGACAACAAAATGCCTAGAATGTTGTCAAAGTTCTATGCTACACTCGCGTTATCAGAGTTCCCTATCTCGGAACAAAACATCAGTGAAATTGATGAAGCTCTAGGCCATGCCTCAAGAGCGCGAAACCTTCCTCATTACACCTTGCGCCAACGCGCCATTGTTGACGAGTTTATAGATGATTTGCTCGATATGCGATGGGAGTTGACCAAATGTTGAATATATCAATCAGCATCGGTGATGTTGAGACAGAGATGACGACTGATCAAAATTTATCCTTTGATGCTATCGAAACATTATTGAGTCGCGCAGTTGCAGCGACACTTCAATCCTATCTGTCACTTCCTGTTGAGGATCGTCTTGCGAGCTTCGGAACGGATGACGATGACGAAGAAGAAGATTCAGACTGATGACTTTGTCACCTGTCGAATCTGTAAGCAAACGAAAGAGTCATTGTTCTTTCCATTCCAAAACAAAGAAGAAAACAAAAGACACACAATCTGCAAGAGATGTCGCAGTTATCACAGAGCGATAATCAATCTCACTGTTGAGGAATACGAACAACTATTAGAACAACAGAACTCTTGTTGTGCAATATGTGGGATTCATCAAGACGAACTCAAAGTCAAACTCTATGTTGACCACAGTTACATCACACATCAAGTGCGAGGATTGTTGTGTCACAAGTGCAACAGTGGCTTGTCATTCTTCAAGGACA